CAAAAGGATTACAACACCGGAACCCCGCTCACAGAATCGCAGACCCTCATCACCTCAGGAATTGAACACCGAATCGTTCCAGGGTCTCACATTGTTTCGTACACTTTCGAAAGTACGGACGGCAACCAATACCTCACCCTTGACGACGCAATCTTCGGAACGCTAGACAATAACCTTCTCAGTTTCTAAAGGAGACACAATCATGGCAGAACAAACATTCACATCAGGGCAAATCCTCACGGCAGCCCAAATGACAACATTGCAGACAAACACAGGTCTCAACTTCATTAGCAGTACGACGGTTGGCTCGGCAGTAACTAATGCACCGGTGACTGGATGTTTTTCGGCAACATACGACAACTACAAAATTACATACGAAGGCGGCGTTGCTTCAGGTACTGCTGGTCTCGGACTAATACTTGGTGCAACCGCAACTGGTTATTCTTATGCTGCTGTTTATCAGCAATACAACGCAACCACCCCTCTTGGTGTTGGTGCCGTAGCAACAACCGCATTCTTGAATGCTGGTCGAGGTTCAACAACTGGCAACTCAATGGAAATTGAGTTATACAGACCATTTCTTGCAGCAACAACTGGCGCACGATGGGGAAGCACTGACTATCTTGCGGCTTCAGGCTTTGTCCTGACAGGCGGAGGAGTGCTTGACAACACAACGTCATACACGGGGTTCTCAATTACTTGTTCGGGCATTACCATCACAGGTGGCACAATCACCGTGTACGGGTATCGCAAATAAAATGCGTAAAAGCCTAATTCTATTGGTTATTTGTGCATCGCTTACCGCTTGCGCTGATCGTGAACGCCTCAACTGCCCACCGACAAAGAACAAAGCATTGCGCGGCGTTACCGAAACAATCTCAACAACAATTGCACCTGCCTACGGCACTGGAGGGAAATGCACATGAAACCAGACAATAGACATACAAACGAAGAAATCAAAGCACGTCTAATTTTTGTTGTAGCCATCGGCTTGACGCTTGCCTTTGTTCTGTCAATCATCTCACTTCTCTACGGCTTACTGTTTGTGACACAACCGCTCGAGGTCTCACCCAATGACGACGCAGCCTGGTCAGTCTTGTCGCCAATGCTTGCGACGTTAACTGGCGGGCTTCTCGGGGTGCTCGCAGGTAACGGCCTCAAAGACCGTCCGAAAGACCCACCTGCACCATGACCGCTCGCAAATATCCTTTCTGGCCTTCGTGGGATGGCAAAGCAGCCTCACCAATTACGAAGAAGTTTTACGATCTATGCAATAAGCGTTGGGGATTTACGAACTTAGGCATCTATGCGAACCGTCCCGTCAGGAACCCGTCAGCGAAGGGCGCGTTAAGTACCCATGCGACGGGCTTCGCGGTTGACATGGGGTATCCGGCAACTCGAGCAGGAAGAGCAGCTGCAAAAGAAGCCTGGACATGGCTGATTGAAAACTCCGAAGCGCTCTTATTATGCGAACTGCATGACTACGCCTACCGCAACCCTGCACAACCCGACACAGACAAAACCGCTTACGGCAGAGGCTGGAGATGCTCGCGCGGGCCAGGGGAAAAAGGCACCAAAATCTTCACCAAGTCCGACAACGCAGGGTCGTTCGGAGGCGTCTGGCTCCATGCTGAAATTTCCAACGAATGGGAAACCGCAGCCGACTTTGAAGCAGCCTGGCGAGCCTTGCCGAAACCATAAATCGCCCGAAGAAATCACCCTCTTCGCGCTAGACCTCGGGACTGACTGTGTTTCCCTCATTGGTTCCGAGGTCGAATCCGCCACTCAGACGCTTCCTTGTGTTACAACATCCAGACACGAACAGCGAAGGGAAACCGCTATGACCGACACTCAATTCATTTACAGTTTCATAATAGGTTGGGTCTCATGCTGGCTCTGGCTCAAGATGATGGCCAACAGACCATGATTCCAATGTGGGGCTATATGCCGTTATGGTCTAAAGACAAACTAACCCTCGTCCAAATCTTCACGGATTCGGCAACAGAAGAGATCGTCAAAGTCACAGTCGCCAAAAGGGCGGCTCCCTGGATGATGTTCGCTTCGATTACAGAAGTTGAAAAGGTTGATTAAGAAAATCATGGCAATCGCCCTCATCACCGCCACATTCACCGCCTCGCCCGCAAGCGCAGCTGCACAATCTTGTCCTCAATGGGAACCGCTTCTTCGCAAGCATTTCCCCGCAAAGGTCGTGCCAACGCTCTCGAGGATTATGTACCGCGAATCGCGCTGCACCGCTCGAGCCGTGTCGCCAGTCCGCCGAAGCACCGGACGACCCGATGTCGGTCTCATGCAGATTCAAGGCTCCTGGGCAACCGTGACACGGGCAGTCTGTAAGAAGCAAGATGTCATCCGCGCATTGCAAGATCCGTCGTGTAATGTTCGGGTCGCTCGATACCTCTACGACAATGGGGGTCTCGGGCATTGGAAAGCGACCTCAGGGTCGTAACGAAAGATGAGGGAAACATCATGGAATTAACAACCGACGAAATCATTGCGCGACTGATGAACCTGTCAGTCAAACTTGACGGAGAAATGCGTTTCGAAGAAGGTGCCACAGTCAGTCAGGCAATCGCCCTGATTATGACAATGCGCAACGCTGCCGAACGGATGCGTCACCCAAGCATGAGTTACAACGAAGAGCTCAAAGCAGTCATCGAATGGATCACGGAGAACCCATCGTGAGCATTGAGGACTACGAACCAGTTCAAAGTCGATTTTCACGTTTCATTGAATGGTCAGAAACACGAGAGCAATTCTTCTCTGTAATCTCTGAACTTCTGTCAGCCCCAGGCGACGACATTTGCGTCATGAAAACAACCATTCTCTGCGATGGCGTCGTTGTTGCGACAGGCCATGCCGAAGAAATTAGAAATCAAGGCAATGTCAATAAAACAAGTTCTTTAGAAAACTGCGAGACAAGTTCGCTCGGCAGATGTTTGTCAAATTTTCCCATGCATAACTTCTGCGGCACATCGCTTGACAAACGCCCCTCAAGGGAGGAGATGCAGAAGGTTGAGCGCATGACCTCACGACCCACAGAAAGCGGAAGCATCACAGAGCCGTCAAACCTTGCCTCAGAGAAACAGCAGAACATGATCCGCGCGGTCTGTAAGTCAATGGGCAAAGTTCCACCGGCAAACCTTCAAGGCATGACCAAGCGCGAAGCGTCTGCATACATTGACACCCTCAAGAGCGCACCTGCACCGCAAGAAGAACCCGAAGAGGCGTTCTAGTGGTTGAGTTCCTAACTCTGGTCATCATGTGCGTCAGTTTGTTTATGTGCGGATTTCTTCTGGGAAAAGATTCCCGATGACGGTCTCCGAAAAGATATTCCAAGACCAAGTCATCAAGTTGGCCAGGATGCAGCAGTGGCTCGTCTTCCATGCGTCACCCTCATCCCCGCGTCCAGGTGTATGGCGGTCAGACGGCAACGGATTCCCCGACCTTGTACTTGTCTCAACATCCATCCCCTCTCGAGGAGTCATCTTCTGCGAACTAAAAGCAGCCGAAGGCAAACTGTCAGCCGAACAGGAAAAGTACGCACGGTGCCTCGTCAACGCAGGAATTGAATACCACCTTTGGCGTCCACGAGACCTTGACGCAATAGCAGCTCGACTTGGCAGGCAGGCAAAGATTCAATGAGGCAACCAGTCCGCGTCATCCTGTCCGATGCTGATATGCAGATAGCAGCTCATGGTGGCGTTAACCGTCGCCTCCTAGCAATCAAGCGAGCCGACAAACCCAACCAACCAGGGCGCAAATACCACGAACAAAACTGGTTCCAGACAGACGTCTTCGGAGCCATAGGTGAATACGCCGTCGCAAAACTGCTCGGCGCGGAATGGCATTGGGAACAAGAAGCAAACGGATTCGACGTACTCAACTACCAAGTCCGGTCAACAGAGAACCCAGACACCACCATCAAGGTACGCACCAGGGACAATCCTGATCACAACTTCATCTTCTGCAAAGTCCGAGAGAACCGCGTCCTCATCGAGGGCTGGATTACAGGCCGAGAAGTCATAGCCAACAATGACGAGATATTCCCCGACTGCTTCACCATCAAGGACTACCGCCTGTACCCATTGACAGACCTTCCAGAGTTCCCTCAGACGCTCCCTGCGGGCTGTGAAATGTACAAAGCCCCTGTCAAGCGCTTAGGCACCGTGTCATGATTGTCGTCGCCTGGTACATCCTTCTGTTAAGTATCGGGCTAGCAATCCTCCAGGGGTTCCGCAAGGGTTAATATGCCAACACAAT